GAGATCTCGCACTTTGTAAAGAAATGCTTGGGCAGATTCGCGGCAAGTTCCAAACTGTTCCAATCCCAGGTGAATCCGTCACCTTAAACTATTCTTCGCTTCTCTCCGAGGCACAAAAAGAAAAAGACGATCTTCGTCAAAGCCTAACAGATATGCTGAAAGAGATCGAATACACAGAACTCTCCAAGAAAGATCAAGAAAAGGTCACGGCAGCAGAAGAGACTCTTCGTCGCTCTCCGCTACCAATCTTTGTAGGATAATTAAATGTCAGATAACGAATGGTCCAGACCAGCAGCGCCGCCTCCTCCGCTCTTTCTTGGTAAGAAAGAGAGAGATCTTGTTAAGCAGGTCAATGACGAGCTTGTAGAAAAAGTCATTGGACAGCAGATACTATACTACCCCATTGACATGGAAACAACAAACTTTCACGACCTATACGGAGAGGCAATAGAAAAAACTTTCTTACCTCCTGTCAGGGTGTTTGCTCTCGTTAACTTTGATGAAGAGGGTTCATCATACCTTGACTCTGTGGGGGTTGACGGTAGTTCACAAATTACCGTACACTTCCATAAGCGCAGACTTACAGAAGACCAGAATCTTTTTGTTCGTGAAGGTGACTTTGTTCTTTATGGTGAAAGATATTATGAGATTATAAAGCTTTCTTCTTCAAGAAAACTGTTTGGACAAGTGAACCAGACATTTGAAACCTCTGCTGTTTGTAAGAGGGCACGTAAGGGACTATTCGATGCTACCTAAGAACTTTGATTTTGCACAATTACCTGATGACAGAGATAACTTCACTCTGAAAGAAATAGGAATGCTGGGATCTAGCATAGAAGACATCGACTATGCGATGGTATCTTGGTTAAAAGAAGATCTTGAACTCTCAACTTTAACCAACGAAGGCAATAAGAGAGTGCCCGTTCTATGGCAAACGCCAGAACGCGCGTTTCAAATCAAAAACAACCATGATCTACGGCACCCAATAGATGACGGCGGTGGCGTGATTACCCTCCCTGTTGTTTCCATAGAGAGAACAGGAATAACCAAAGATCCAGCACGCAAAGGCGGATTTCAAGCACACATTTACTCAAATGATAGGAATGGTCGCACAGGAAGAATGGTTATTGCCAAGAGAATTAAACAAGATAAGACCAGAAACTTTGCTGTTGTAGGGAATACACGAACAAACACTTCAGGGAATAGACAAAAAAACTTCCCGAGAGTAAACAAAAAGGTTGTTATCGAAACCCTCACAATACCAATCCCAATTTATGTAAATGTTGACTACAAAATAGTGGTCAAGACAGAATATCAACAGCAAATGAATGATCTAACGCAGCCGTTTATGACGAGAACAGGACAAATAAATTCTTTTGTTATGCGCAGAAATGGACATCTTTACGAAGCCTTTATTGACCAAGGGTTCGCCCACGCCAACAATGTCGCCAACCTAGGTGAAGATGAACGACAGTTCACAAGCGAGATTAGCATAAAAGTGATTGGCTATCTTATAGGCGAGGGTAGTAATGATGATCGACCAATAATCAGGAAAGAAGAAAATGCAGTAGAAGTTGTCTTTCCAAGAGAAACAGTGGTTCCACCCGGTAATGATGAATTTTTTATAGACTAGACACTTCCTGAAGTCTGTTTGAAAGTACTAATACTATTTACATTGTGATTAAAAGTGCTGTTTAGCATTATTTTATAAAGAGAGGAACCCCCAATGCCCGTAAAAAGTTTTAAATTTGTATCTCCTGGCGTGTTTATCAACGAGATTGATAACTCATTTCGCCCACGCAGACCTACCAACATAGGTCCCGTTGTTATTGGTCGCGCGACTCGCGGACTTGCGATGCAGCCAGTTAAAGTCGAATCATTTTCTGATTTCGTAACAATGTATGGAGGTACTGTTCCCGGCGCAGCCGGTGGAGATGTCTATCGTGATGGCAACTACCAGTCCCCAATGTATGGCACTTATGCTGCCAAGGCATTCCTAAACGCATCGGTGGCACCAGTCACCTATGTTCGACTTCTTGGTGTCGAGAACGATAACAAAACTTCAGACGGCGTAGCTGGCTGGAAGACCATCAAAGACGCTACTCCCCCTGATACAGCCACACAGGCAGAAAATGGTGGAGCATATGGTCTCTGGCTTTTCCCATCAAGTTCTGGTGGACCCGGCGCAGCGAAGCGTTACGGCGAGGCTGCTGGCACATCTGATATTGGCAAAGGCATCCTTGGTGCGGTCTTTTATATCGACCAGAGTGCTTCAATCCAGCTTTCAGGAAACGCAGCCAGAACCCCTGCTGCTGACGCCGCTGCTCTTGAAGGCATAGGCATGGTTATTGAGAGTGACAACAGCGGACATTTTACTGCTGTTGTGAAGGGTTCCAAGTCAGACACAAACGCTGACGAAAAATTTCTCTTCAACTTTGATGATACCGACCAGAGATTCATCCGCAAGGTGTTCAACACCAACCCTCAGTTGGTTAAGGATGGTAGCTTTTATGATTCCAGCCTTGAAAGAAACTACTGGCTTGGTGAAACATTTACCCAAGAAGTGAGAGACGGTCTCCGTGGTTTGATTACTGGTAGCGATGCCGGAACACAGGTTTCTAGCAAGATGTTTGGTGTTATTTGGCCAATCGAACGCGGCGGCGAAGGTCCGTCTAAAATGCAGCGCAGCACCCAGGAAGCCCAAACCGGCTGGTTTATCGGGCAGGATCTTGGGGCAGCCGCCAATTATCAGCCCGAAGCCGCATCCAAGTTGTTCAAACTAAAGGGTCGCGGGCATGGCGAATGGCTACACAAGAACGTTAAGATCTCAATAGAGAAGATTCGTTACTCCAACACTCAAACTAGTGACTTTGGCTCATTCTCGGTTGTACTGCGCTCCCTCACTGATACCGATAGCAACCCAGTTATTCTAGAAAGATTTGACAATCTCAGCCTAGATCCAAGATCTCCAAATTACATTTCTAGAAAGATTGGTGATCAATACTTTGAATGGAACGAGAGCGAAAGAAGACTTAGACAGTATGGAGAATACCCCAACCAGTCCAAGTTCGTTTATGTCAGTGACATCAACGAAGGTAACATCCAAAATGCTAACTCTCTAATTCCATTCGGTTACTTTGGTCCCCCAAACTTCACCGATACCGGCACTATAACAGGAAGTGTTGACTCTTCTGTTACTAGCACTTATGTCTCCACTGGGGTGACATTTGGAACTGGTAGCGGTGGTCCCATTTTGTCTGGCGCATTGGGCGTCTTCTCTGGCTCTCTTGCCTTCCCAGTTGTGCGTCTTCGTCACTCTGCCTCCGATGGCGGACTATCCGACCAGACTGATGCTTACTTCGGGATGCAGACAACCAGAGATGCTTCCTCCACTCGTGGTGACGCATCCGTTAAAGATTATCACAGACTCTGGCTACAAAGTGGCTGGGGAGCGAGCGGAACTGGTTTAGAGCAATACTCCTATGTTTTCACAATGGACGATGTTCTTGCTTCTACTTCTGCTGCCTCCTTTGAAAGTGGCTCCAGAACCGCAGAAGCAAGCTATACCGCTGAATCTGGCAAGTCTTACAAGAATCTAATTGACCTCGGTTATGACAAATTTACAGCGCCTCTTTGGGGCGGGTTTGATGGCTTTGATATCACCAAGCCAGATCCTCTATATAACGCGGGCATTGCTAGTGCGGCAACCGACAAAACAAGCTACATCTACAATACCTACAAGCGTGCCATAGACACAGTTGCTGATCCCGAATTTGTAGATATGAACCTCTTGACTGTCCCAGGTCTAACCAAGGATGGACTAACAACACACATGGTAAATGTTTGTGAAGACAGAGCAGATGCTCTAGCACTAATCGATCTACCTGATGTTTATCTACCAACTCACGAAGCATACTACGCCGACATCAAGGATCGACAGGCTTCCAGCCCCACACAGGCGGCTAACGCACTTCGCCAGCGCCAGATTGATTCATCATACGGTGCCACTTTCTACCCCTGGGTACAAACCGTGGATGAAGGCACCGGTCAGGCTCTTTGGGTTCCCCCCACTGTTGCTATGATGGGCGTCCTCGCCTCTTCCGAGCGTAGTTCACAGGTGTGGTTCGCCCCCGCAGGGTTCAACAGAGGCGGTCTCTCCGATGGTGCCGCTGGCATTCCAGTAACGAGTGTTTCCCGTCGCCTGACCTCTAAGGACCGCGACAACCTTTACGAAGCACGCATCAACCCGATCGCTAGTTTCCCAAGCACCGGTATTGTTGTCTTCGGTCAGAAGACCCTTCAAGAGAGACCTTCTGCCCTTGATAGAATCAACGTTCGTCGTCTGGTTATCTTCCTCAAAAAGCAGATTTCCATACTTTCCACTCAAATTCTCTTTGAGCAGAACGTACAGGCAACTTGGAGCCGTTTCAAGGGTCTTATTGAGCCATTCCTCGCAAATGTGAAGACTCAGTTTGGTATCACCGACTACAGGCTCATTCTAGACGAGACTACGACAACTCCTGATCTTATCGATCAGAACATTGTGTACGCAAAGATTATGATTAAGCCAGCAAGAGCAATCGAATACATCGCTATCGACTTCATCGTTGCTTCAACCGGCGCATCATTTGACGACTGATAACTCGGGGGCTTTTGCCCTCACCCACTACTTATTTATGAAACATAGGAGAACCTAACAAATGCCATTCTGGTCAACTAACTTTGGTGAGGATACTACCCTCAAAGACCCAAAACGTAACTTTAGATTTATCGTTGAATTCAACGGTATCAATGCTACTCCCGGTGGCGCCCTTGCTTGGTACGCCAAGAGCGCACAGAAGCCCTCATTCGCAGTAAATGCTGCTGAACACAAATACCTTAACCACACCTTTTACTACCCTGGTGCTGTTACGTGGAACGAGGTTGCTATAACTATGGTTGATCCAGTTGAGCCTGATATGACTGCTACATTCTCCGACATTCTTGTACAGAGCGGCTATTCTCCTCCAACCGACACCACGTCCCTTGGAACCATTTCCAAGGCAAAGGCGGCTGGAGCCCTTGGTATTGTTACCATTACCCAGATTGATTCAGACGGCAACCCACTTGAAACTTGGACTCTTTGGAACTCCTTTATTCAGGATGTCAAGTTTGGTGATAGCCTCTCTTACGGCGATGACGAACTTACTGAAGTTTCTGTGACTCTCAAGTACGACTGGGCGAGAGTTGAGACTGCCACTGACTCATCAGCAGTTAGCGGCGGTGGTCGTGAGTTCTTCAAGGTATAATTTAGACAATATAAGACGCGAGGTGTAAATTGTCAAGAAACAAGAATCGTGTTGGAAACACAGTCCAGCACGACACAAGCCCCCCACCAGAAAGTGGAGGCGGCTTTTCATTCGTAGTCC